GGGTGGGGGTGAATCACTCCGCGATCGACCGGCGGCCGTAATCGGCGGCGGTCGCCGCGTCCGGGAACTGCCCGCCGGTGGCGAGCAGTTCGCCCGTCCGGTTGTTCACCACGTCGTACCCGTAGGATTCGGGGCGGTCCCCGCTGTCGGTGCGGATGTAGCGGGTTCTGACCTTGACGACGGCGGCCTCGACCGGGAACCGGTCCCGCCCGAACGCCGTCCGGGCGACGTGGATTTTGCAGGTGATCGAGTCGTTCTCGATCTCCCGCCGGGCCGCGTCGATCTTCTCCGCCGCGTGGGGGCGAAGCTGGTCCTCGGTGTAGGCGGTGAAGTAGCCGCCGGTGAGGACGCCGAGGAGGACGCCGGCTGCGTCGAACGCGAGGAGGCACTCGATGCCGTTGACGGTCGCGCCGGACGTGTACTCGACTTGTCGCTCGCTCATCTTCTCTCTCCGTTAGGGTTCCCGTCGCAGTTGCGGCGGGCGGGCGTGTTTCGACTTCCCGGACCTCCCCGGCGGGGAGGTTTCGGCCCCGGTCAAGGGGCCTCGTCAGCGGGGTTCAATCGGCCAGCTTTTTCAGTTCGCCCTGCAGGTCGCTGACCCGTTTCCGGGCCGTCTTCAGCCGCTCGATGGCGGCGGGAAACGTCAGGACGCGGCCGTCGGTCTCCACGTCGTCCAGGCTCTCGATCTCCTGGCGGGTGCCGTTGCTCCCGCCGAACTTGTACACCGAGTACATCGACCCGTCGTACCGCTGATGCACCCGCGTCGTGCCGGGCATGGCGTGGGTGCCCTCGTCCGTGGCGATCAACTCCACCGTCGCCTTGATGTCGCGGATGTCGGCCTCGATCTGGCGGACGCGGGCGGCGGCGGCCATCTTCTCGGTCGCGGTCATCGTCTCGGCCTCTTTCGGTGTCGGGGAATCGGCGGGGTGCGTTTCCCGCTCTCCCCAACAGCTTACGACGTGTGGCGACGGGCGGCATCGGCCCGTTTCGAGAATTATCTAGGTCACCGGCGGGACGTGCGAAAGAGCGGGACGGCGTCCTGGGTCTGGCAAGCCCGCCGCGGCCCCCGGGACGCCGTCCTTTCGCCGCTTCCGCTCGCCGCCGCTTCCGGCCCTTCCCCTTGACGGCGGACGGCGGACGCCCTATCGTGCCGTCGAGAGTACCAGACCTAACGACTCCGCCGATAATGACCACCGCCGCCGACCCACGACCGAGGGAACTCCTGCTAAACGCCTTCGGGCGGTCGGCCCTGGCGTCGCTCGTTTCCGGTCAAGAGGCGCGGGACATCGACGCCACCTGTGGTTACCCGGAGACGGTAACCACGGGCGACTACTTCGACATGATCGACCGGTTCGGCATCGCCAAGCGGGCCAACTCGGTACTTCCCGACGAGTCGTGGCGGGTGCCGCCGCTGGTGTACGAGACCGAAGACGAGTCCGAGGAGACGCCGTTCGAGGCGGCCTGGGCGGCCCTGTTCCAGGTGCCCGGTCTGTCCCCGTGGCACTACCTGCACCGGGGCGACGTGGAGTCCGGCAAGGGGCACTTCGGGGTCATCCTGCTCGGCCTGTCCGACGGCCGCCCGCTCGACGAACCGGTGATTCCCAAGGCGGGCATGAAGCTCACCTTCATGCGCGTGTTTTCCCAGCGGGCGGCCAGGATCGTCCGCCTCAACGACGACCCGACCAGCCCCGACTTCGGGCGGCCGGTGGAATACTCCCTGACGTTCTTCGACCCGTCGGTGACTTACGGCCCGGCGGCCCACGACACCGGAGCCGTCGGGCCGGGCGGCCAGTACCCGACGGCCGTCCACGCCTCCCGGATTATCCACCTGGCCGACCAGCGGGAGTCCAGCGAAGTGTACGGCGTCCCCCGCCTGCGGGACGTGTACAACTACCTGCTCGACCTGAAGAAGGTGGCCGGCGGCGGGGCGGAGATGTTCTGGCAGGGGGCGGCTCCCGGTTACGCCATCGAAACCAACCCGAACGTGATCGACCCGACGCTGGACAAGGAGTCGCTGAAGGCCGAGTTCGACGGCTTCCGGAACGGCCTCCAGCGGATGATGGCCCTGGAAGGGATGACCATCAAGTCGCTGGCTCCCCAGGTGGCCGATCCGACGCCGCACGGCATGTTCCTGATCGGCCTGATCTGCGCCAGCATCGGCATCCCGCTCCGAACCTTCATGGGGTCGGCGTCCGGCCAGTTGTCGGCCGACAACGACACCGTGGACTTCAACAACCGGCTCACCCGCCGGCAGACGAACTACCTGACGCCGATGGCGGTCCTGCCGTTCGCGTGGCGGCTGGTAGACCTGGGCGTCCTGCCCCGGCCGACAAAGGTGGTCGTGGACTGGCAAGACCTGAATAACATGAGCGAGAAGGACAAGGCCGCCATCTCGATGCACCGGGTCCAGGCTCTGCTCCAGTACGTCACCAGCGGGGCCGAGAAGGTGATGCCCCTGACCGACTTCCTCACCAAGATCATGTACTTCTCGCCCGACGAAGCCGCCGCCATCCTGAAATCGGTGCGGAACAACACCGACGCCTTCACCAAAGAAGTGTGGGACGACCCGGTGCAGCAGGCGCAGGGCGGGAGCGGGGCGGCGTCCGGCACCGCCCCCAAGACCGGAACCGGCGGGAAACGAAACGCCCAGGGGTGATCGACCTTATGGAAGACGACATTCTTTACCTGAACTCGTTCCTGTGCAACGCGACCGGCGCGAAGGTGCGGGAAGAGACGCTGGACGGCCGCAAGTACCTGGTGGCCCCCACGGTGATGATCACCAGGGGGATTCACTCCGGTAACATGGGTCCGGTGTTCTACGGGGACGCCGACCTGAGCGCCACGCCGCTCGCCTGGAACCTTAAGCCGGTGGTGTTCAAGCACCCGGTTAAGGACTCCCTCAAGGGGTACTCCGCCGCGTCCAAGACCGTCATCGAGAAGACCCAGGTCGGTATCCTCCTGAACACCGCCTGGGACGCGGCCAACGGCCGGCTCACGACGGAATCCTGGATCGACATCGAGAAGGCCGACCGGGTGGACTCCCGGATCGTCAAGCGGCTGCGGGAGGGGAAGCCCATCGAGGGCAGTACCGGAATGGGCTTCACCCTGACCCGCGAAGCCGGCACGCACGCCGGCCGCCCGTACTCGACCAAGGTCACCGGCATCCAGCCCGACCACTACGCCATCCTGCTGGACGAAGTGGGGGCGTGCGGCGTGGCGCAGGGGGCGGGCCTCCTGATTAACACGGCCGACGGCGGGTGGGAAGGTAGTACCGAAGTCGCCGCCGCCATGATCGACCGGTGGGTCGAAGAGTGGCAAGAAGACCAGGAAGCCAAAGCCGACGTACTCCTGAACGCCATGCCGTACCAGGAAGTCAGCGGGCGACTGGCCGGACTGCTGGCGGCCGCCCGCGGCACGCCGGGCGAAGACTGGCACGGCATCGTCCTCGACGTGTACCCCGACAAGGTAATATACCAGGAAGATTCCGGCAGTACCTACGCGGCCGGGTACGCCGCAGCCGCCGCCGGATCCGTCACACTCACCGGAAAGCCGGAACCGGTGCGGCGGGTGTTCCAGTACGCCGACGCCGCCGGCAAGATCGTCACCAACTCCACCGACCGAGGACCCGACATGGACCGGACTAAGCTGATCGCCGACCTTATCACCAACGGGGTGTTCAAGGAGGCCGACCGCAAGACGCTCGAAGGCACCGACAGCAAGGTGCTAGAGATGCTGGCTACCACTCCGGCCAAGGTGGAGGCGAAAGAAGTCGCCCCGCCGCCCGTCGCCGTGGTCACGAACCGGGACGGCAAAAGCGAGGTCAAGTCCCTGGAACAGTACCTGGCAGACGCCCCGCCCGCCTTCCGCGCGCTCATCGTGAACGCGATGAATTCGGCCGCCGCCCGCAAGACGGAGATGATCGAGGTCATCACGAACATGGCCGGGAACGTGTTCACGGCCGGTCAGTTGAGCGGGATGGACGACGACACCCTGGCCGGTATCGTCGCCCTCGCGCCGGCGGCAGCCAAGAACGTCGCCGGCCTGTCGTCCGACGCTATCACCTACTTCGGCAGTCAGGGCGGCCCCGCCGCGGTCGTCACCAACAAGGCCGCCCTGGCGAAACCGCCGGCCCTGCTCCTGCCCGGCCGAAAGAAGGCCGCCGCCGCCGCGTAACCCGTCCTTCTTCCCCACACTCACACCCACACGCCCGGCACTCTGGAGGCTTTCATGCCCGTCTTGAACACCATCATTCTCACCGGCGACGGTAACCAGTGGGAGGAGAAGCTGGCCGGTGCGGCGGGCATCCTGCCCGGCCACCTGCTTCAGATCACGTCTACCGACACCGTGGTCGTCCACTCGACTTCGGGCGGGACCGGGGCCACCGCGGTGGCCGTCGAGGACGCCATCATGGGCGGCACGGTGGACACCGCGTACGCCAACGCCAACTACGTCCGGTACGTCTTTCCGAGTCCGGGGGACATCCTCCAGATTCGCCTGACCGACGTAGTCGCCTACGTCGTCGGCGACAAACTGATTTCGGCCGGCGACGGCACCCTCAAGAAGACCGCGCTCACGCCCGCCAAGACGTTCGGCGAAATCGTCGAAGCCGCCGACTACTCGGTCGCCGTCTCCGCCCGCCTCGGCAAAGTCCGGATCTACTAACCACGCACCCCGCTTTCTCACCCACCACACGCTCGCCCGAACACCACCCCCGGCGGCACCCGACAAGAGGAGTCCATGAACGAACTCAACGACCTATTCATGCTCAACGCCGCCGCCGGACCGTCGGTAGACCGACTCCAGGAGGCCGGCTTCGACGTGGGCGTCCTGCGGCCGTTCCGGTATAACGGCCGCAGTTGGAACACGCTCACTTTTGGCACCGACGACAACGGCGAACCGGTCACCGAGACGGTGCTGACCAACGCCGCCTCCACGCTGACCCTTCGGCAGTGGGAGGAGATCGACAACACGCTGATCCCGGTCGCCCGCCAGCGCCTCCAGTTCGTGCGTCGCCTGGAAGAGTCGGGCCTGGTCCACTCCGTGGCCGGCGGCATGGGCGTGCCGACCATCGTTTACCAGATGGTGAGCGACAGCGGGACGGCCCAACTGAACATGGACGCCATCGTCCCGGTGCAGAAAGACCGGCCCCTGACCGATCAAGTCGTCCTGCCGCTGCCCATCGCGCAGTCCGACTTCGGGTTCAACCTGCGAGAGATGCGGGTGGCCGCCCGCACGAACCGGAACGGCCCGGTGATGCAGCTCGACCTGGCCCAGGGGGTGAACTCCGCCCGCAAGATCGGGGAGTTGACCGAGCGACTGTTCATCGGCACTGGCGGAACGTACACCTACGGCGGCGGGACCATCTACGGGATGATCAACTTCCCGTTCCGCAGCACCAGGGTACTGACCAGCCCGCTGGCCGGCGGCTGGACCCCCTCCCTCCTGGTGTCGGAGGTGCTGTCGATGATCAAGATCGCCAACGCCAACGGCTTCTACGGTCCGTTCGAGCTGTTCCACGGGCCGAACTGGCTCGAGGTCATGAACAACGACTACTCGCTCATCAAGAGCGACCTGACCACGCTGGACCGGCTCCGTAAGCTCCAGGGTGTCTCGATGATTACCCAACTGGACTACCTCGACCGCGCGTTCTACGACTTGGTCTTGGTGCAGATGTCGGCCGACACCCTCCAGGTCGTGGACGCGATGCCGCCCACCCCCCTCCAGTGGGAGACGCACGGCGGCCTCCGCCGCGAGTACAAGATCATGCAGATCAAGGTTCCCCGGTTCTACCGCAACTACAACGGCACGGCCGGCATCGTCCACGGCAGCGTGGCCGTGTAACGCCGGCCGCGGTGGGGACTACCGTCCCCACCTTACTCCCACCCAGAGGTCACAATGTCCACGCCGAGTTTCTACAACAACCTACTGCCGGGAAGCAACTTCGGTGTGGTCAAGGAAGTGACGGCGGCCAACTACGACCGGCCGGCGTCCGCCGTCACCTACGCCGTCGGCGACATTATCGGCAACAGCGCCACGGCGGCGTCGGTGATTCCGCTCACCTTCGCCAACGCGACCCGGAACACCGGGAACGGTGCGACTCTTAAGATCCTCGCCGCCCAGTGCGTCGTCTTGCCGGCGTCCGGTGCCCTGACCGTCACCGCCTTCGACTTCGACCTGCTACTGTTCCGGCCGGTCGCTTCGATCCCGTTCGCCGCCGCCGCCTATCCGGCCGACAACGAGGCCCTGGTACTGAACGAAGTGATGTACCGACAGTTGGCGGCGGTGATCCCGTTCGTCGCCGGCGCGTGGCGGGGGCCGTCCGGTGCCGTCACGTCCCAGACGGGGGCCGCGTACCAGGCCGCCCTGCCGCTCACCATGAGTCCTAGTCCGGTAGACCTGTCCGACCTGACTTCGGCCAGCCTGATCGGCGTGTTGCAAGCCAAAGGGGCATGGGCTTCCAGCAACGTGGTTCACACCTTCACCTTTAACCTGCTGGTGGATCAGAACTGATCCACCAAGCACGACCGGGGACGGGCGATCCCGCCGCCGGTCGTTTCACGGAGACTCAGATGGCCGATACCTTCAAATTCCGGCTCCTGGCAGGAACGCACAACCAGGGCGGGAAGACGTACAAACGGGGCGACGTGGTCGGGTCCGACGACGACCTGACGGAGATGTTCCCCGGCATGTTCGCCCGCGAATTCGACCGGAAGTTGCCGGCGTCGCCCGGCGAAGACGAGATGTCCCTGTCGCGGCTCCGACGGAACGAAGCCCTCAACCAGGTCCAGCCGGCCGCCGACACCACCGAACACGACGAAAGCGAGGCGTCCGCCCCCAAGGCCGGCACCGACGTGACCGACGAGTTCAAGGGGGCTGCCGAAAAGGGCCTGACGGTGACCTTCGACGACGGCGAGTACGAAGTCACCGACGGCGACGGTAACGTGGTGGCCACCGTGGGTACCAAGGTGGCTGCCAAAGCCGCGGTCAAGAAGCACGCCGACACCACTGACGAGGAGTAGTCCCGATGCCCGCCCGGACCGAAGCGACTCGCGTCCGGCGCGTGCTGGGCCTGGAGCCTGGGGACGAAGCATTCGACCTCGCCACCTCCATCGAGACCGCGAACAGTATCGTTACCGACATCTGCCTGAACACCGCCTCTTACACCTACACGACGGCCAAGTTGGAGTTAGTCGAGAGGTGGCTGGCCGCCCACTTCTACACCGTTACCGACGGTCAAGTCACGGTCGAGCAGGTGGCGTCGCTGCGTCAGCAGTACGCCTTCAAGATCGACCTGTACCTGAACAACACGAAGTACGGCCAGATGGCCCTGGCCCTGGACACGAACGGCAGTCTGGTCGCCTTCCAGCGACTTTTGGAGAACGGCGGGAGGTATAAGGTCGGGGCGATCTGGCTGGGTCGGCTGATCGGCGCGCCGTACATCCCGCGAAAGGTGTAACCCATGTCCTGGTCAATCCTAGTACGGATGCGGAAACAGCACGCCGTCTGGTGGGCACCCGCCGGCGTGGGGGCCGACGGCGAGGCGGTATACGCCAAGCCGGTCGAACTCCGGGTGCGGTGGGACGGGGTGAAGATGCTGGAGCGATTAGACGAGCCATCAGACCCGTCGGTGAAAGACGCGCTGTCGAGAGAGGTCGTCTACGTGGACCGGGTGATCCCGCTCGGTAGCGTACTGTGGAAGGGGCGACTGTCGGCGTGCCCCGCCGTCAAGAAGGTCTTTCCTTACACCCCGTTCGCGGGCGACGAGTTGGCGAAGGAAACCAGCAAGTACACCGAATACCCCACGATCAACGCCAAGAAGTTCCTCCGGGTGGCAACCCTATGAGTATCCTCCAGGCTAGCGTGTCGGGCGTAAACGTAACTCTCCGGAGTATCGGCAAGAAGAAAGCCGACGCCGCGGCGACCATCGCCGAAGTCCTCCAAAAGAACGCCGACATTATCTTCGCCCGGTCGCAGATTTTGGTGCCGGTCGATACGACGGCCCTGAAAGCGTCCGGCAAGGTGAGTGTCACCGGCAGAGGGACCGGGGCTAAACTGGAGGTGTCTTACGGGGGTGGCTCGGTGTACTACGCGGTGTACGTCCACGAGAGCGTAGAAATCCCGCACGCGCCGCCCACCGTCGCCAAGTTCCTGAGCAAGGCGGTCGTTCAGACCAAGGGCACGCGGAAGGCTATGACCAAGAAACTCATCGGCACGACCATCGCCGCAGTGGGGTAATCGCATGACTCCCGCCGAACTGACCTTTCACCTGATGGAGGCGCTGGCCCTTACGGGCGGCGAATCCGGCTGGAAGGGGACGCACGGCACGATGCCGGACACCATCGACGACGTGGTGACCGTCTTCGACACCGATCCCCAACTGGACGGCAGGAGCATGAGGGGAACCGTGTGGGACCACAAAGGGATTATGCTCCACGTCCGCGCCAAGTCGAAAACTACGGCGTGGGCCAAGGTGGCTGCCGTCTGCACCGCCCTGGACGCCGTTTACTGGACGCCGCTCGCCGTCCAGGGCGGCACTCGGCTGTACGGGTTCCATCGGAAGTCGGGGCCGGCCCTCATGGCCGGCCGGACCGAAACCAACTTGCGGTTTCGGTACTCGGTCAACTACACCATGCAATACGGAGGATTCTAAATGATCGCCAGCATCAACGGGACGGCCAACGTCCAGGGCTTCTCGTTCGTCAACGTCTTCTCGGCAGACTACCCGACCGCCGCCTTCCTCGACCAGACCCTGCCGGTCGGCGACACGGGTTCCCTCACGACCCGCACCGACGATAACACCGGCACCGTTACGATGACCAGTGTCAGCCACGGCATCGCCACCGGAAATCGGGTCAGCGTGTCGTGGCTGAACACCACCACGGGGCTGATCCAAGTCCAGTACAAGGTGACGGTCGGCACGGTGGCCGGCACGTCCGTGCCTATCGACCTGGGTCTCGGAGTAAACCTTCCCGTAGCGACCACCGCCGTCGTCGTGGCCCGCGAAGTGGTCTACGACC